GTGGAATGGTTGCAACACAGTTGCATTACGATATAGAATATCCAAATGTCTTTGTACAAGGACAGATGAAGGCAGACGATATCGGAGTAACCGTTAACAAGAAGATTAAACGGATAGGTTGCTCTACACTTAAAGAGTTATTAGAAGAAAGACGATTACATCTTGTAGACCGTGCAACAATAACAGAATTAATGACTTTTGTCACTAAGGGTAATTCCTATGAGGCAGACAGGGGTTACCATGATGACATGGTAATGAATTTAGTATTATTCAGTTGGTTCATTACGACTGAATACTTCTATCATTTGACTGATACGCAAGTTAAAGACTTGTTATATGCAGAACAACAAAAGATGATAGAAGATGATGTGTTACCAGCGGGTGTGTTTGGTGCAGAACAATCTACAGAGGAACAAACTTTTGTAGATGACCAAGGAGACCGTTGGTTTAGTAAAGACATGTCAGTTGGAAATGAATGGTAGTTCTTTAGAGAACGCAAAGTTATAAATAAAACAGTAAACAACTTTTTACATTAACAGGAGAAAAATATGGCATTTCAAGTATCACCAGGCGTACAAGTCAAAGAAGTTGACTTGACAAATGTTGTGCCTGCAGTATCTTCTACCGTAGGAGCATTCGCAGGTTCATTTAGATGGGGCCCTGTTGATGAAGTAGTATCAGTTTCAGATAGCAAAGGTTTAGTAGATCACTTCTATACTCCGGCAGACTCAGACGCTGCTGCAGAAGATTTCTATTCTGCAGAAGCTTTCTTAAGATATGGTTCATCATTAAAAGTTGTTCGTGTTGCAAGTTCAACAGCATATAACGCTAACGCAGGTGGGGATACTGATGCCAGTATTAAAAACCTAGACGGTTATCAATCGTCTCATGAAAATGGCGGACAGGCAGGTGTTGTTGGATCATGGACTGCAAAATATCCAGGCGCAATTGGAAACTCACTAAAAGTCGCTGTTTGTGCATCACCTGATGCATACTTCAATGACAATGTGACTACTTTAGATGCTGAAGAACAAGCTGGTCAAACAGTAATTTCAGTTACATCCGAGGCAGGATTCCAAGTCAGAGATATTGTAAGGTTCGGAACTGAAACTCAAGAATATAGAGTAACAGCAACGGCAACAGGAACAATAACTATAGAAGCCCTAAATCAACCAGCTGGAACAGGATTAGTTAGCCTAGTTGCTAACTCTACACAAGTTCACAGATATTGGGAGTTTTACAATCAATTTGATAAAGCCCCAGGCACATCTGCATCTGCAACTGCAGCTTCAGGTAGTGCTGACGAAATTCATGTAGTAGTCGTAGACGAAGACGGAGTTATCTCAGGAAAACAAAACGAAGTTCTAGAAACTTACGGATTTGTTTCATGTGCTTCAGACGCAAAGAACTCAGAAGGCAGTTCAAACTATTACCAAAAAATAATTAATAATCAATCCGATTGGATTTGGTGGACAGGTCATTCAACCTCAACTCATGCAGCCACAAACAGTGTAACAACTCATGCTGGTTCTGCTTCAGTTGCTTTTGGTAGACCATCTGCACCTATTCATAGTTCACTTGCAGACGGAGCTGATGGAGGTTTACCTTCACCATCCGATAAGTACAGTGGATATGTAGATAACTTCGGTGACGCAGAAACTCAAGATGTATCATTCTTAATTACAGGTTCTACAAGAACAAGTAATGGTGATCTTCTTACAGACCACAATACAATCGTAAATCAATTGATCCAAATCGCAGAAAACCGTAAAGACTGTATGGTGATTGCATCTCCAAGGAGAGCATCATTAGTCAATGTTGCATCTGAATCAGCTCAAAGTACAAATGTTATTGCAGACTACGCGTCTGTAACTTCAAGTTCTTATGCAGTTCTAGATTCAGGTTGGATATACCAGTACGACAGATACAACGATAAGTTCTGTTGGGTGCCTGGCAACGGACATACAGCAGGTATCATGGCAAGGTCAGACTTATTGAGAGACCCATGGTTCTCACCAGCAGGATTCTCAAGAGGACAATACCTAGGAATTACTAAACTTGCTTTTAACCCATCGCAAGGAAGTAGAGATGATCTTTATCAAGCAAGGATCAATCCTATAGTAACATTCCCAGGCCAAGGTACAGTATTATTCGGTGATAAGACTGCACTAAGTACACCATCTGCATTTGATAGAATCAATGTCAGAAGGTTATTCATCGTATTAGAAAAAGCAATCGCAGTTGCAGCTAAATCACAACTCTTTGAATTCAATGATGCATTCACTAGAGCTCAGTTTAGAGCAGCGGTAGAACCTTTCCTAAGAGATGTTAAAAACAGAAGGGGTCTAGTAGACTTCACTGTATTATGTGATGAAACAAACAACACAGATACAGTTATAGATAGAAACGAATTTGTATGTTCTATCTTTGTGAAACCTGCTAGAAGTATTAACTTCATCACTCTTAATTTCGTGGCTGCAAGGTCAGGGGTTGAGTTTGAAGAAATCTACGGAGCAGTTTAAGGAGTAAAGAATGGCAACAATAGACGAATTTAAAGCACAACTGATTGGTGGTGGCCCAAGAGCAAACCGTTTCAGAGTCTTCATTCCTAGAGCAGGGAACCGTATTGAGTTTTTAGCAAAGGCTGCAGCAATACCAGCTGCGACCCTAGGTGAGATTCCAGTAAATTTTAGAGGTCACATTCTAAAATTAGCAGGTGATAGAACTTTCGAAGATTGGTCAGTAACGATCATAAACGATAGTGAATTTTCTGCGAGGTCAGCTCTAGAAGCATGGCAACAAGACATTCAGGAACTTGATTCAGGAGTAGGTATGGCGTCTAACGACTATCTACTTTCAAGAGCCTTTGTCGAACAATTAGGTAAAGACGACGCTGTCCTTGCGAGATATGAATTTTTCAACATGTTCCCTAAAAACATTGCTGCTATTGAATTAAGTTACGAAACAGTAGACGCATTGGAGGAATTTCAAGTTGACTTCACATATTCTCACTGGGAAAGAGTCAAGTAATAATAGTGAAATGACCTCTTTAGCGGGGGTATAAATATAGTTATGGAATTATTTGGGTTTGAAATAACTCGTAAAAGAGACGAGTTACGAGCAACGGAGGTTAAGAATGCTAAGTCATTCGTACCTCCTGTTGACGATGATGGCACACCCGTCATTCAACAACAAGCTGGGTATATATCTGGCGGGGCATACGGTGCCTATGTTGATATGGAAGGTAGTATCAAGAATGAGGGTGAACTCATTAGAAGATACCGTGAAACATCGTTAGTACCTGAGTGTGATTCTGCAATAGAAGACATAGTTAATGAGTGTATCACTTCTGATATTACAGATAGGATTGTAGCACTCGATCTCCGAGATGTCAAACTCTCGGACAGCATCAAAAACAAGATGCAAGACGAGTTTGGTCACATCTTATCAATAATGAAGTTCAATCAGAACTCTCATGAATTATTCAGAAAATGGTATGTTGATGGAAGAATTTACTTCCATAAGGTTGTTGATAGCAAACGACCAAAGTTAGGTATAGTAGACCTAAGAAACATTGACCCTCTTAAAATTAAGAAGGTTAGGAATGTTGAGAAGGACAAAGACCCTAAGACTAAGATCGAAAGGGTTAGTAAGGTAGAAGAATTCTACATGTTTAACGACAAAGGATTCGATAAGTCCAGTACCAGTGACGGTAATGTTGTAAAGATTGCACCTGAAGCGGTGTCGTATACTACATCAGGACTATTAGATTATAGTAGAAATGTTGTAATTGGATACTTACACAAAGCATTGAAGACTGCAAATCAGTTAGCAATGATGGAGGATGCACTTGTTATCTACAGGATTTCAAGAGCTCCCGAAAGAAGGATATTCTACATTGATGTAGGTAACCTTCCAAAGGCAAAGGCAGAACAGTACCTTGCCGATGTTATGCACAAATATAGAAATAAATTAGTGTATAATGCAGAGACAGGTGAGATCAAAGATGATCGTAAACACATGTCGATGTTAGAAGATTTTTGGTTACCTAGAAGAGAAGGTGGTAGAGGAACAGAGATTACTACATTGCCAGGCGGACAAAACCTAGC